GGAGTCGAGCCCCATTTAGCGTTTGGAAGGACAAACGCAGCACTGCATTTATCGTACTTTGGGTCGATTGTGAGAGTGTCTATGAATTCGTTCATACTTTCTGGTTTCTCAGCGCGCATGATCGCAACGAGCTGATGAAGGCCATGAATGGCAACACCGACCTCCTGCGCGAAGGGCCAGGTTACGTATGGGTGCATGAAATTCCAGATGGGAATTACTTCTCCGTGCTTCGCATGGTCAAGGGGCAGGCTATCGCAGACTTGTCTGCGTATGATGATGACGACAAGTCTGACAGCGAGTCTGACGACGGTGGGTTTATGGGGGCTGAGCCGGCTGCTAGTGCAGTGGCTGGAGGGGAATCGGAGGAAGCGGACGATGAGTCGGTCGTGGCCGAGTACACCACTCATCTGCCGGATGCGCAGTGCGCTGAAGTTGTGCGTCCTTATGTGAAGTGGTTTTCCAACGCGCACAAGGGCATCCAGTCTGAGCCGTCTACCAAGGCGGCTCGCGATTGGAACATGCTTCATGCCCTCATCGACTGCGCGGGACCTCGTGACCGCTCGTTGGACCACGGGCCGCGTGTGGACTGCTGGCAGCCCGATGCCAAGGGGGCGAAGAAGCCGGCCGGCAAGAAGAAGGGGGAGAAGTCGGGTGCGCAGAAGACCAGGGACGCGCAGCGCATGAGGCAGTGGCTGGATGACGCCAATCCAGACATCGCTGAAGCTTGGGTGAGAGCGCGCAGGCCTGATCCTGCTCAGGTGCCTCAGACTAATGATTATCTCGCTTCTTACGCGCATCGGCGCACGAGAGATCAGGTCTACTCCAAGGGAGTCGAGGAGCCTGACTTGTTTCTGTTGCCTTCGTATGTGGCGGACGTTCAAACGGGCCGGACGGCCTACATGGGACCCATGACCAGGGGTCTCATCCAGCAATTGCTGATGATCGGGAACATTGAGCTGCAGCCAGGCCCAAACCCAACACCCGCTGCCAACAACTATGGGCTCATCGCCGATGTTGACGAGGCTTATCGAGCTGGCGTGCTTTTCATCCTCTCTCATCACGCTGACACGTGCTCCACTTACGGACACGCACTCGACGCTTCACTGTTCTGCGCGGTGGCTTCTCCTCTGGTCAATGGCGCGCCTGCAGCCGCTCACGCGAACGTGTATTGCGGGCATCCTGGAGCACACCCAGGGGATTGGTCGGTTGCCATCACGTGGCCTGACGCACGATCCGACAAGTTCGGGAAAGCGTATCGCAGGTATTGGGATGGGTATGAGTGGGCCGTCGAGGCTTGCTCTAAGGCTGGAGTCGTCAGCTATCACCGAGACCTCGAAATGCTGTATTCCACTTGCACGTTGGAAGGGCGCTTGACGCCTCTCACTGACACAGGCTCGCGTCTTGAGTCTTGCAGCGTTCACGTGTTTCGCAACGTGCCATCGGTGGTGACCATCCCACGCCCCGTTCGCAGCCGTGTCATCCTGATGGGTGGCATCGTGGTCCGCATTTTCCGCGGTTGCAACGTGAGCTCGATTCATGTGACTGGACCTCGCCCTATGGACGATTTCATTCCAACTCCAGTGCTGCGTGAGGTTGAGCAGACGTGGGCGGGAATCGGCACTTCGCAGAACGCTGCAACGGCTTCGGTCTCAATCATGCGCAGCGGCGGTGTGAATGGCGAGCTCATTGGAGTCCTCAACGCTGCACTCGCCAAGGACATGCTGGGGTCGGCAGCGCTGACGGCTTCGTCGACGGCGTCTTACCGCATGCGCGCTATAACTGATGCGCGCAACGGGCAAGGGCGCGTGAGCTTCTGGCAATACGTTGTGGGACGCAATGAGGCGCAGCCTGACTACGCCGTTTTCTTGCGTCAAGAAGCTCCTCCTTGGCCA